CCTGTGGTTGTTGTATTAATCAATGCCATTTTATAGAACCACCCATTTCTGACCTGTCGGTACTGTGATTGACTTGCCAGTTAGAATCGAAACTGGACCTACAGAGTAACCATTGTTACCCGCAGTCAATGTATAGTTTGAATATACTGTGTTAGAACTTTCAACGATGGCAGTACCAAGTTGAACGGCTGTGTTACCTGAGCCGCCAGTACCAACTAAACCACCCTGCACTCTTGTTAAACTCATAGTTTATCCTTAGGCGATTTCTAAAAGTGAAACTACCGTATCTATCGAACCATTAGCACTGGATGTTACCTTGATAATATCAGATGCTTGAAGAACTACTTTTTGGTCGCCGCCGATTGGGACTAATGTCGACCCCGATAAAATAGGTGCGTTAGATATGATAGAATAGTCTACTGCTGAACGTGTTATGTACACATTTGCTGTAACAGTACCAGCTGACTTATTAGATAAAGTCATACCGATTAATGTGGTTTGTGTTGCAGAAGGACAAGTGTAAACTGAATTTCCAGTAGTTACAATATTTGCCGCTAAATTTGACTTAAATGTGTTCGCCATCTTGTAATTTGTCCTGTGATTTATTTAGAAAGAAAGCTTTCATACTTTCTGATTTTTTTCTTTTTGTTTCTTCTGATTGTTTTCTTCCAGTTAAAAAAGAAACTATTTTTTGTTTTGATTCTTCAGTATGTTTTTTACCATCCATTGGACTTGGTTTACCAACACTTCGTTTTTTGGCTGAAACAGACATTTTTTCTAATGATTCTGCCGTATAAGTTTTACCTTTATTACCTTCACCGATTTTTCTTTTAGTATCTTCGGATAATTTATATCCCAATCTACCATCACCACCAAAACTTAAATTGTAACCATTCTCAGATGCTAAAGATTTTCTTTCTTTTATCAAATCAATTTCTCTTTTTTTCATTTCAGTTTCAGAAGAACATTCTTCCAGTACAAAAACTTGAAATGAATCTTTACCATACTTCTTAATTGCATTACCTAAAGGTGTATTCCATTCCCAACTATCTTTTTTATTGGATTCATAAATGTGTTGTTTCCAACGATGTTCCAAAGTTCTGGTGGTTAGACCAATATACTCTTTGTTATTTATAGTGTTCTTAATGCAATAGATTAACATGATATCCTATTTATATCACCCGAGTGCAATAGCGAGTGCTACGGAACCATCTGACGCACTATTTGCAGCTGCCGCAATCGCAGCGTATATTGCTGTATTTGCTGTACCAATAAAAGTATCTACATTTGCAGATGTTATATTCGCAGATGCAATAGTTCCAGTTGTTGTTGAAATATTTGCAGTTGTGATGTTTACAGATGCAATAGTTCCAGTTGTTGTTGAGATGTTTGCAGATGTAATATTTGCAGTTGTGATTCTTGCAGTAACAGCAGTTAAAGCGGCTGTTACATTTGCATTACTGAATGTTGAATTACCAGTTACAGATAATGTGTTTGCTACATTGATAGAACCGTTTGAATTGATATCATCAAACCCGATTGCATCAAGTATAATATTACCAGTTACAGTTAAGTCACCAGCAATTCCCATGTTTCCAACAACTGTAGAATTACCATAAACGGTAAGGTCAGAACCAATAAGAGCTTGGCCAGTTGTTCTAAGTGTACTGGTTACATTTTCTGTAATGTTTAGATTTCGTGCCTGAATTGTGACGATGTTGGCAGTATTACCAACCAAGTCATTGATAGTTGCAGAGGTAACAACATTCAATGTTGCGTTTGCACCACCAATTTCTAATCGTGTGTTGGCATAGAATGTAGAACCTGCACCATTAGTTAATAAATTGGCAGTTCCAATCAATGACTGTGTTGCAGTCAGCCAATGCTGGAACGTATTGGCAGTCGTTAACTGAGTAAGTGTATTAGCTGCCATTACTCATTTCCTTTGATACTAATTGACGCAACATCATTTTTATTTCAGACATGTCTTCTTCTAGTTGTGTTAAGCGATTACTCGCTTGTATTTTTTCCGCTTGTTCTTTTTTATACAAATCTCTTTGCACATAATAATTCTGTAATCCAACCATGTCAGTATTTAGAATCGCTTTGGAATGAATATCCCGAACAAACGAGGTATCTTCTACTTGAACTAAATTCTCACTCATATTATGCTGCCGGTAAAGCGATTGCACGAACATCACGGACTTTAGGTACATCTGTTGTATTTGTTCCAGACATTACAATCTTAATAGCAAAAGTTTTGAATGAATTAAATGATGATGTATCTGTAGTATATGTGACTGCATTATTTGCGGCACCAGAAATACCAGGTGCAAATACCAATTCACGGTAATCAGAATCACTCAACGAAACAAAGTTGCCATTTCCAATCTCAGTCATTAATTGATAATTTTTTGTATCAAAAGTATCTGAATCAGACTTAGACAAAATTTTGTAATACACATGAATGTTTGAGCCTGATGGTTTGTAACCAGTTAAATAAACACGCAAGTCACCAGAATCAAATCCATCTGCAAGTGTTACACGGCGCATTATGTATCTAGTTACTGCGTTACCGCCAGATTTTTTATCTTCGCCATTGTAGACAACCACAGAAGTTGTACCAGTTGGTGGTGCGCCAATTGTAATAGTTGGAGATGAGGTATAACCACTACCACCAACATCAACAATAATACTTGTAATATTTCCAGTTGTTACATTGGCAACTGCATATGCGTTTGCACCAGAACCACCACCACCCGAAATCGTTACATTTGCATTGGCAGTATAACCAGAACCAGCAGTAGTAATAGTGAAGCCAGTATTCAATAATGGCAATGTATTAATAATGTTCTCAACAAATATGCCACCAAATCTTGTTGTATCAATAATAGGTGAAATATGCGGATTGCTTGTTGACATCGTTGCCTTCAAAATGAAGGATGTATTTCCTGTTGTAGGATTCAATACTCTACGGCCATCACCATCATACATTGGATAGTTTTCATTTGTACGAACATCATAGTAATTTGTTGTCCCACCTGTTATTTTTTCAGACAAGAAAGAATAATTTATAGATGTATTTGCTAATGATACTTCTGAAGTTGTTAGGTTCAATAAATCAAATACAACATTTGAACTTGGTTTGTCTACTAAGAATTGTAGTGTGGATTGAGATGTACTGAATTCTTTACGGAACAATCTAAACATCATATCCATATTCTCATCAGCAGTCCATGTTGAACCATTTTGAGATTTGAATAGAGAACCACCATATGGTTGTTCTGATATTTGTAATCCTGTTACTAAATCTAGTTTACCAATTTCTGCAACATATGTTTCATATCCATTTGAATTTGAAAGAAGAACAAATGTATGTTCACCTGGTTGCATATAAACAGGTGTATCAAAAACAAAATCTGTGTATTTTGTTGCATCATCTAAACTTGGTGAGTCAGTTACTTTAACTTTGTCTGGTGTCAAAGTAACTGAGCCATATGGGTACACAGTTGTTGAAGATGGGTAACCGTTGACAACGGGTCTTAATTGCAATGTTACAGGTGAACTGTCATGTTTTGATTTGAAACAAACACGAACTTTTTCAATGAATATACCTTGCGAATATTGTGCTGGTGAAATTAAGAATGTTTGTGCAAGTGGATCCCACCATCCTGCAATAGGAGTATCAATAGTGCTTGTTGTAGTTGTTACTTTACTATCATTTACAGATGTTCTTTGAATTGTTGGCTGAATGGTAGAAACAATAGTGTTTTCAGTTGTTTCTAATAAACCTTGTGCAAAGAATGATGCATCACCGTTTGTGGTTGAACTTGGAATATCTCCAGTTGAACTATCAATTAATCGGAATTGTTTTTCACCAACACGGAATATAGATGTGGGTATAAAAAATATACCAGCAGTATCACCAGAACGAGTTGTTGTTAAACGACCAATTGAGTAAACAGATGTGGTATCTGGTGTAGTTGTCCATGCAGAAGAAACTGTAACAGTTCTTGTTGCCGCAACATATGAACTAATTGTTCTTTGTTGCCCAGCACCAGTACCACCAACAATAGAAATTATGTTGCTATTGGCAGTATTGCCATATAAAATTTCATTGTTTGCACCAGTTGCATCAATTCTTAATACAATGGTTGTTGATGTTGCAGTATTAGCAAGACCGGAGTAATGTTCATAACCAGAAATTCGCACAGAAGTGCTTGTTGATTGTCCAACCAAATTCATACTAGCTGCATTAAATGCGGTAGTAGGATTGACACTTACAACAAAAACAGAATTGTTTGACGTTTTAACAACTTTTGCCGCACCATTTGATGTAGCCGTTGCATTATTGAAAATGGTAACCGATTCTTCATTTGCAGTAGTTGTTTTGTATTGTAAATTATTACTTGCAAGAACAAAACGATTTGCCCGAGCAACATATTTTTCAACTGCTGAACCGTCAAAGAATGGATATAGTACTGTGTCTGGTTTGAAATCAGAAGCAGCAAACAATACATTTTTTGCTCTCATGTAAGGTATAATAGAAACATCAACTATGCGGTCACCAATAGATTTTGTAATTGTTTCTGGAATAATTTGTGACAAGACACCATTACGAGTTTGTTTAGTTTCAACAGTTTTTGTTGTTCTTTGAAAATTACCTGTTTGACTATTAACTATTCTTCCATCACCAATACGCTGTGTAGATTCTTTTGTTGTTCCACTCCAAACAGTTTGCCATGAATCCCATTCATATGCAAATGGAGAATTATTAACAACATCTTCAATTAATGCCCATGCATCTTTGTCACCACCAAGATTAACTGTAACATCAGGTTTCTTAGTTATGTCAACCCAAATATCAGAAGGTGGATTCAAAGTAATTTTACCAATATAATTAACCACATTGAATGGGTTAATGTTCATTATTCTTGATGCTAATTTTTGGTCAACAAATGCAGTATTAGATGCTGAAGCGGTAACGAATGGACCTGTTTGTAAATAACTTGAAGAATTACTTGCATCAAAATTCAACATTCTGGAAGTAATATTGAATGTTGGTCGAAGTTCTTGAGCTCTAATATCAATTGAGGATTTATAATCAATTGCAGTCACATCGGCAACTGAATGACCTTTGAATGAATCAACAACAATACCATTCTTAAATCTTTGCAGATTTGCAGAGAAGCTGGTTGTTGAATCTTGCATATTAATAGCATCTTGTTCTAATAGAGACAATGATGTATAATACTCAAGGTTGGTAATTCTTGTATCCAATGCACCAAGATCTCTCATGGTGTATCGGCGATTGTTAAAAT